TTACACAGTCTGAGGAGGTAGCCCCCTACGAAAGAGAGAGACCAGTAGCAAGACTTTATAATGCCCTAAATAAAAACTATCAATCAATAATAAAACAACTGGCCGACTTAGTACCAAAGCAAACAAAAATAGAGAGTGATGGATTTGAAGAGTTCTGCAAAGAGTAAATTAAAAATAAAATATGATGAAAAGTACAATCCAATCTTAGAATATTATGATTGGATTTTGAATAATAGAGGCTCTGTATGTACAAAGATATTTTCTGTATATACAGAGCTAAAAAAAATAATAGAAGATGATAATTCTATATGGGAATACAATTCTAAAAAAGCTAATAAAGCAATAGAATTTATAGAAAATTTTTGCAAGCATTCAAAAGGAAATTTAGGTGGACAACCTTTTATTTTAGAGCTTTGGCAAAAAGCTTTAATAGCTGCTACATTTGGAATTGTACATAAAATAGATGGTACTAGAAAATTTCAGGAAGTACTATTTATTGTGGCAAGGAAAAATGGAAAGTCAACTTTGGCAGCTGGTATTGGACTCTATTTGATGATTGCAGATAATGAGCATGGTGCAGACATATTTGCATGTGCTACCAAAAAAGATCAGGCTAAATTGATTTGGCTTGAAGCTAAAAGAATGGTAAAGAAATCTCCAGTACTTTTAAAAAGAATTAAACCTTTAGTTAGCGAAATGGTATCAGAATTTAATGATTCATCTTTTAAACCTTTGGGCGCAGACAGTGAAACACTTGATGGATTGAATGTTCATGGTGCTATGCTGGATGAAATACATGCTTGGAAAACTAAAGATTTATATGATGTAATAGTCGATGGTACAACATCAAGAGACCAGCCTTTAATTTTTGTTACTACTACGGCCGGAACTATAAGAGAATCAATTTATGATATTAAATATGATGAAGCTGAACTAGTAATTAATGGTTACTCGGATGAAAATGGCTATAAGAATGAAAGACTATTACCAATTATTTATGAATTAGATAATAGATCTGAATGGACAGACAATGTAAATCATTTAAAAGCAAATCCAGGACTTGGCACAATTAAAAAAACTGATCAGCTACAAGCAAAAGTTGATAAAGCAAAATCAAATGCACTATTGATAAAAAATTTATTATGTAAAGATTTTAATATCAGGGAAACAAGCAGTGAAGCATGGTTACCTTTTGAGGTGATTTTAAATAAAGAAATATTTGATGTACTGGAATTAAAACCAAATTACGGAATAGGTGGAACAGACCTTTCTAGTACTACCGACCTTACGGCTGCTAAGGTTCTTTTTATGTTACCAGGTCAATTAAAAATTTTTGTAATGCAGATGTATTGGCTTCCAGAAGATTTACTAGAAAAAAGGACTAAGGAAGATAAAATACCTTATGACATATGGCGTGACATGGGATTGCTTAGGACATGTGAAGGAAATACAGTACATGCAAAATATGTTACTGAGTGGTACTTAGAAATCATGAATCGATATGGTATATACCTTCCATGGATTGGTTATGATTCTTGGTCTGCTAAGTATTGGGTTGAGGAAATGAAGGGTAACTTTGGTGAAGAAAGTATGATACCAGTTATCCAAGGTAAGAAAACTTTATCAGGCCCAATGAAAAAGCTAGGTGCAGATTTAGAAAGCAAATTAATTATTTATAATAATAATCCGATTGACAAATGGTGTCTAAGTAATACAGCAATAGATGTTGACAAAAATGATAATATACAGCCTATCAAAACTAGCAATCAGAGAAGGCGTATAGATGGTACAGCTGCTTTATTAAATGCTTATGTAGTATTACAAGATAAAATGCAAGATTATATCAACATGATTTAGGAGGTGAGACATGGAAAAAAGAGGACTTCTTGAAAAAATATTTGGTAAAAAGAAAACCGATATACTACCTAGTAAATCATTTGAGCTTATTAATACAAGTTCTAGTGCATTCTATCCATGGACAAATAATTTATTTGAATCAGATATAGTAAGAAGTGCAATAAGACCAGTTACAGCAGCAACGGGAAAGCTTAATGCTAAACATTTACGAGGCTCGGACAATATACAAATAAATCCGACAAACTGGATTAAAGATATTTTAAGACAGCCAAATCCATACATGAGTATGAATGATTTTCTTATCAAGATGACTTTTCAAAGAGAATTAACACACAATGCTTTTGCTTATGTATCAAGGGATATAAATGGAAACCCTTATGAAATATATCCTATACCTTATGCAGGTGTTGAGCTGCTAGAAATTAGTGGTGAAGTAATTGCAAAATTTAGATTTTGGACAGGCAAGGAAATGAAAGTACTATATTCTGACTTGATACATCTTAGAAAAGATTTTAACAGTAATGATTTTTATGGAGACTCAGGAACTTATGTTTTAAAAAATATTATGGAAGTCATTACAACAACAGACCAAGGAACTGTAAATGCTGTAAAAAGTTCGGCAGTACTAAAGTGGATACTTAAATTTAAATCTGTATTAAAGCCAGAGGATAAGGATTTGCAAGTAAAAGACTTTGTAAAAAATTATCTAATGATAACAAATACAGGTGGAGCAGCAGCTACAGACCCAAGATTTGAAGTTGAGCAGGTCAAAGAAACAAACTATGTACCTAACGCACTGCAAATGGAAAAGGCTATACAAAGGTTATATTCTTATTTTGGAGTAAGTGAGAATATAGTACAAAATAAATATAATGAAAATGAATGGCTCGCATTTTATGAAAGTAAAATAGAGCCAATTATAATACAATTTTCAAATGAATTCACAAGAATATTTTTTACTAAAAAGCAAATAAATTTAGGTAATAGAATTGTATTTGAAAGTAGTAATCTAGCTTATGCAAGTATGCAAACAAAACTTGCTTTGGTACAGTTAGTAGATAGAGGTGCATTGACTCCAAACGAATGGCGAGAAGTATTAAACCTTGCACCAATAGAAGGTGGAGACAAGCCAATTAGAAGGCTTGATACAGCTGAGGTAGATGGCGATAAAACAGTTGATGATGAGGAGGATGAAACAGATGTCAAAAACAAAGATGGAAAATCTTGATAAAAATCAAAAGCAAATCAGAAATTTTATAACTTTTGAAATTAGATCCAAAGAGTCTAATGATAAAAAAGAATTATTTGTAGAAGGTTATGCAGCAACTTTCAATTCTCCAACTGTTATGTTTGAATATGATGGAATTGAGTATAAAGAGCAAATTGATGATAGAGCATTTGATGAAGCCGATATGAGTGATGTAATTTTTAATTATGACCATAGAGGAAAGGTAATGGCTAGGACTAGAAATAAAACTCTTACTATATCTACTGATAAAAATGGATTATATTTTAGAGCTAAATTAGATGGTACAGAAGAGGGGAGAAGATTATACGAGGAAATAGATGGTGGATATATAGATAGAATGAGCTTTTCTTGGACTACACAAGAAGAGGCTTATGATAGCGAAAATCATATGAGGACAATTAGAAAAGTAAAGAAATTATACGATGTAGCGGCGGTGTCGATACCTGCGTATGAAGATACATCAATTTCGGCTAGGTCTTACTTCGAAATGGAAATCGAGAAGGAAAAAGCACTGGTAAGTGCTGAATTGCGTAAGAAATTGATAATACAAACATTATTATAATAGCTAATTTGAAAGAGAGGTAATAAATATGAATCCAAGATTGCTTGAAATTGAAGCAAGAAAAAAAGAAATTAGAACTTTGCTTGAAGGAAATACAGAAGTTGATTTAGCTGCTTTAGAATTAGAGCTAAGAAATTTAGAGACTGAAAAAGAAACTATAGAAAAAAGGCAATTGTTATTAAATAGCATTGGAACTGCAAATCAAGAAAAAGAAGAAAGAACTATTATTAAGCCAGAAGAACAGGAAGAAAGAAATAAAATTCCTGCAACTCCAAAAGAAGAAAAAAAATTAAAGCTATATAGAAACCTTGGTGAGCAGCTTAAATCAATTAGACAGTTTACTTTGACTGGAAATATTGATGAAAGATTATTGAAAATAAACAAAGAAGAAAGAGCAGCTTCAGGCATGAATGAAATGAATCCATCTGAAGGAGGTTTTGCACTTCAAACTGATTTTGGTGGAATGCTTATGGATAGTGCTGTGCAAAATGGCGAAATATTAAGTAGAGTTGACTCTTATGAAATTTCAGCAAATGCCAATAGCGTAAGATGGGTTGACATTGATGAAGAGAGTATCAGCAATACAGTATTTGGTGGAGTACAGGTATATTGGGCAGCAGAGGCAGCAAGTGTAACATCAAGTAAACCAAGCTTGAAAGAAAGAAAATTAGAACTAGAAAAATTAATGGGGTTAGCTTATGCTACTGATGAAATGATAGAAGATACTAACTTTATTTCTGACTTATATTCAAGGGCTTTTGAAGCTGGAATAATAAGAAAGTTTGAAGATGGAATAGTTGCTGGAACTGGAGCAGGACAACCTCTAGGATTTTTAAATGCGAATAATAAAGTATCTCAAGCAAAGGAATCAGGACAGGCAGCAGACACAATTATCTGGGACAATATTGTTAAAATGTATAATAGAAGGCTTAAAAAACCTAATAGTAAGTTTGGTTGGCTTATGCATCCAGATGCAAAAGAGCAACTAGACTTTATGGAATTTCCTTTGGGTGTTGGTGGTGTACCTGTTTATTTGCAAGAATCAAAAGCTGGTGAAGTATCGACAATGAAGGGATTACCAATCATTGAATCTGACTTATGTTCAGCTTTGGGCGATGAAGGAGATATTATGCTAGTAGATTTTGCAGATTACATTGTTGCAAGAAAAGGTGGAATACAGACAGCTACTAGTATACATGTATTATTTACAGTAGGAGACCAAGCATTTAGATTTACAATGCGTGGAAATGGTATGCCAAAAACAAATAAAACTTTGACTATAAAAAATAGCACAAAAACTAGGTCTGGAATAGTTACTTTAGCTGCAAGAGCATAATTTAAAATAAGTATAAGTATTTATACAATAGAGAGGTACATTTATATTAGATCTAAGTAAGAATTGGAGGAAAATTTAATGAATATTATCGAAAGATTGAAAAAAGTAACTGCTATATGGCCTGTAGATTTAAATACAGGAGCAAATGCAGGAGATTATATAAGCCTTAAAAATGCATTACAAGTTGCTATTGACATTAGTATTGGTGTAACTACTGGTACAGCAGTTGTTACTGTAAATCAAGCTAAAGATGTTGCTGCTACTGGAGTAAAAACACTTGCATTTACTAAATACTGGATGAGTGGAACAAAATTAAAATATACAGCTCCTACAGGAGCTTTTACAGTAGGTGAGACTGTTACTGGTGCTGGTGGTGCTAGTGGTGTTGTTTACAAAGATACTGGAAGTGCATTGTATTTATATACTGTAAATGCTACAGCATTTGTAGATGCTGAAACAATTACAGGTGGTACAAGTGCAGTAACTGCAAGTGCGGATGGAATAGGAATTGATGAAGATGTAATGTTACCTTGCACATGTGCTAGTACATTTACAATTCCAGCAGTTACAAATAGAAAATATTGGATTGAAATAGACCCAAGTTCTTTAGATGTAACAAATGGTTTTGATTGCATTATGGTCAATATTGCTCAGGCTAGTAATGGTTGTATTGGTGGAGCTGACTATATTATTGAGCCAAAGCATATAGGATTACCAATGGAATCAGCAATATATGATTAATGTTTTGTTAAGTTTTTTATAAGGAGGTAAGTAAATAAATGTCAAAAGATAATAAAAGAAATATCTTAGGCGATAATACTAGTGATAATAAATATGACTCTAGCAGCGTTGCCTCTAATGCGAATGGAAGTATTATTGAGCGAATAGAGTATTTACAAGGTTTAGTTTCGGCGTTTACAAGTGGAGAAGTTCTTTTAAAGGGAGTTGTTGATACAGCTGTAGCAAGTACTACAAATGTAAAATGCGATACTTTGAAAGGTTTTGGAGAAGATTTTTTCAATAATGTTTTCTACATACAGGTAGTAAGGTCTGGAGGAGCAGCACCAGAACCAGAAGTCCGTAAAATAACAAATTATGTTACTGCGACTGGAACTTTTACAGTAGATGCATTTTCAGATACTGTTGCATCTGGAGATTTAATATATATAATGCATGAATCAGTAGTAATTTTGGGAAGAGATGATGCTGATAATGTATATGATTCTAGTAATGTTGCAGCAAATGCAACTGGAAGTATAATTGAAAGAATACATTATATACAAGGATTGCTTGATACAGAAGTTGCAGCAATATTGGCAGCTGTTGATACAGAAGTAGCAGCAATAAAAACTGAAACAGATAAGATTGCAGCTACAATTGTTAAAATTGATGGAGAAGTTGTTAAAACAACAGCAATTCAGAGTGATATTGGTGATCCATCAGCAAGAACTAATTTTAAATCTATCGAAGCAATGCTTGGAATGGTAGATGCTGCAAATAGTTGTTTAGATGATATGTTAAGAACTGGATTTGACAGTTCTGCAATAACAAATGATGAAGATGGTTCAATAATGGAAAGATTAGAAGGATTAAAAGATAGAATGTCAACTATCGCTGGATATATAGATACAGAAGTAGCAGCAATATTAGCAGCTACAGATACAGAGGTTGCAGCAATAAAAACCGAAACAGATAAGATTGCTGGTGAAGTTGTAAAAACAGCAGCAATTCAATCAAGCATTGGAACACTTTCAAATACAGGTGGAACTGCAACACTTGGTGGAATACTCGGAGATGTAAAAAATATTTCTGTTGCTGAATCATTAATGGATGGATATAAAAAGACTACTATTGCAGATGGAACAACAATTCCAAATAATTCACAGGCAGCAGCAGGACTATTGGCAACTGCTACAGATGGAGACATATTAGTTGAGGAAATAATTTGGCAAAGAGGTGCAGACAATTTTGTTGGTCCAACAAATTATGAATTTTCTACAGATAATGTTGCAGGATTAACAGGTGCAGCAGCACCAAACGGAGTTGCTATACTTGCGAAATTTAATGCTGCTACAACTGGAATATTAAGCATTGATGGAACTACAAAACAATTACCATTCGTTCTAGAAAGTACTAAAAAATTATATATACATGGTGACGATGCTGCAACAAGTGCAGGAGGAACAACAAACTTTTATATAAAATACAAAAGATTATCTGCTGGTGCATATTTGGCATAAGGGGTGATTTAAATGGCAGTAACTTTAATAAAACAAACAAACTTATATATCGGAGCTAGTACAGATACAAAGCCAAGCGGAGCTAATGTTAAAATTGGCTCTAAATTTTATGAACATAATACTGGGAAATGGTATATAACTTATAATACTGGTACTAATTGGGTCGAAACTAGCGATGATACAGTAAATGCAAATTTGCAAGTAAACGACACTGATGTAAGTGCTGCAAATCCTGTCAATGTAGACACAAAAAATGTCTGCGATGCCATGATGGGAAATCTAGGTGGTGCATTTAGCGGAGCAGCAACAATTACACCTGTTGCAACATATGTATTCAATGCTGTACAAGTAATAACAGAAGCTGTTTTGACTTGTACAGGAGTCCCAACAGGAGTTACGGGTATTACTTTTGAAGCTGGAACAGTGTTTTATGGTAGGTATACACAAATTGTAATTGCAAGTGGTACTATCTTTGCATATCAAGGGAAGTGATAAAATATGTCTATTGGGTTAGGGCTTGGATTAAATAAAACAATACTAAAAAAAGGTATATTACTTGCTGAATGTGATGATATTGGAGACTTAACATTACAAGGCTGCGACAGTGTACTTGATATATCAAATAAAGTGTCTGGCAGTGCTTCAATTGAACTTACTAAAAATGCTGGAATTGTAGGATATTTTATTGCAGATGTGGTTTGTGTATATGATTTATTAAAATACAAAAGCTTAAAATTTAGGTTTTACGTAGCTGACAATTCTAATATAGCTAGCATATCAGCTCTATTCTTTACTACTACGCCTTTTGATTATGGTATAAATTTTCTAAAATTCGAATTTCCTGCTAGTGGATGGAACACATTTAATATGCTATTTGCTGATTTTGCAACTACTGGAGCTGCTGATTGGGAAACTGTAAAAGGATTAAGATTTTCAGTAAACTTAACAGCAGATAATGCTGCAGAAAAAGTAAGTTTTGATAGGATTGAAATAAAATAAAAGGATAACATAATATGGCTATTTTAGATGATGTAAAAATATCTCTCAGGATTGCTTCGACAACAACAGCATATAATACAGAAATAACAGATTTAATTGCAGCATGTAAAGCAGATTTAGCATTATCAGGACTTTATAATACAACTGATACTGATACATTAGTAAAAAGAGCAATAATGACATATTGTAAAGCTAATTTTGGATATAATAATCCAGATTTAGATAGATTGAGAATGGCTTATGAATCACTTAAAAATCATATGTCTTTAAGTCAAGATTATGCATTTTATGCTATTACATTTTCAGTTAAAAATTCTTCAGCAGTTGCTATTGATGAAGCAAAAATAATTTTTAATGGTGAAACAAAATATACTGGGAGTGCTGGAACTGCTATATTTTATGTTAGAGCTGCAAATAACTATGAATATCAAATTACACATGATGATTATCAGGATTATGTAGATGATGATAATGTGTGGTATAACGTTGATGTTTCCGCAAGTGCTACTATAAATATTGTAATGACAACATCGTAGAGGTGATATTATGTTTTTTAGAGATGAAATAAAATTAATATCTATTGCTTATGGTACTAATGACTATGGAGATAGCACAGAAACAGAAACTAAAAAAACTATATATGCTGATGTTAAGGGAGTAAGACAAAGTGAATTTTACCAAGCCCATGCTACAGGATTAAAGCCAGAAAAAACATTTGAAATAAGGGCGATTGAATATAATGATGAGCCTAGGCTTGAGTATAATTCAAAAAGTTACTCAATAATAAGAACATATGAAAAAGATGGTGAAATGCTAGAACTGATATGTTCTGCAATTGTAGGACATGAGGTAAGAACATAATGGCAAGAAAAACATATGAATCAAGAATAGAAGATGCTAAAAGAAAAATAAAAGAAAAGCCTCAGAATGCACTTAGAGAAATTGGCAAATTATTAACTGTAGCAATAAGAAATAAGGCAGATAAAAGTAAAAAGAAAAGAACATATTATTACAAAGGAAAAAAAATCGTAGTTAAACCTGGGCGACTAAAAAGGTCTATTGGTTACTGGTTTAGGAAAAGAGAAAATGATTTAGTAATAGGTTCAAAAGCTTTTTACGCACATTGGGAGGAATTTGGGAGTAGTAAAAATCCTAAAAGTCCTTTTTTAATGCCTACAATTATGCAAAATAAAGATTTAATTCAAGAAATGATTATGGACACATTAAAGGAGCTGGAAAAAGAAGAATGAATACACTTGAATTAAAAAAAGCTATAGAGACATTTCTAAAGACAAAAGCGACAAGGGTATACCAAAGAAAAGCTCCTGCAGGTGTTTCATTTCCTTATATTGTCTGGAATATGCCAAGCTCTGACAGTGAATATTCAAAAAGGGAAGACATAATATTAGAGGTTGACATTTGGGATAATTCCAATTTGACCATTATAATTGATACGCTAGTAGGGAATATTGATGGTGATGGAGATATAAAAAATCCTACTGGATTACATAGAAAAAATATTTTTACCAACAATGTCTTAAGTGCAAAAATTTATAGAACAAATAGATACGAAATTGAAGATGAAAACGAAACACTTGTGCGTAGACAATTACGCTACAAGATTCAAACATATTTAACTTAAAAAGGAGTGATTAGATGGCTGATCCTAATGATATACTTTTAGGCGATGGTGTAATTGCTATAGATGGTACTGATGTCGCACTTGTGCGAGGAGATAGTTCTTGGAAAGTAGAAAGAGATTATCGACAAATTACAGCAAATGGAGATAGAGGACCCGTCAAGGGAAGAATAAGAAAAATTAAATCAGTTGCTAGTCTTAAATTAGGATTATTAGAAATAATTCCAACTGACATGTCAAAATATTATCCAGCAATGACAGTTACTTCCGTAGCTGCATCTGATACAATCACAGGAGCAGCAGATATTGCTGATGCTGATTATCATACTGTGACATTTACAGGTGAAACAAAGGATGGTAGAAGCGTTGTAATAACGCTTGAAAATGCCATAAATTTAGAAAATTTAGATTGGGGTCTGGTTGATACAGAAGAGGTTGTACCAGAACTTACTTATACAGCTACTTATTTACCAGCTGCTAGAACAACAGAACCTTGGAATGTTGTTTTTGCAACTGCAACCGATGACGATGCTGTTGCTCCAATACTTGTTCCATCAGCTATTCCAGCTGGTACAAGTCTATATTTGACTGTATCATTTAACGAAAAATTACATGCAGATACTTATGCAATTAGCGATATAACAAATCTATTTGCAAGTATTAAAAATGATGGAGTTGATATTGATTGTTCTACAGTTGCAAATTCTGTTGAATGGTTTGATACACTTACACAGAATCCACGAGCAGTCATAAAAATACCTTCGACAGTGTTTGTTGCAACAAAAACAGTTAGATTTAATGCAAAAGCAGCAGCAATTAAGGACGTTTCGAGTAATGCAATTGCAGCAGCAACAAACTTTGATACTGTTGTAACAGCTTAATAAATTATTAATAAAATGGGCAGAGATGCCCTTTTTTATTTTAGAAAGGTTTGAATATGAGAGAATTACAAAATGAAGATATGTACATACTATCTGAAATAGCAGATAAAATTGAATTTACATTGCCTAAATATCCTGATACTAGTAATAAAAGCGATAAAGAAGTAGAAGCAATGCAAAAAGACTATGGAATGCAAATAATTACTATGCTTATAAGAAAAATTTATAAGGCAAAGTCTGAAATAAATAAATTATTAGCAAATGTTAATGAAAAATCTGTTGAAGAAATTTCAAAGATGAGTATAAAAGAGACAATTTTAATGCTCAAAACTTTAATAAAACAAGATGGTGTATTAGATTTTTTCAAATAAGCCGTAGTGTTGATATATGCGAAATATATTCACTACTGGCTAATAGTTGGATATCAATTAAAAATTTGCCTTTAAAATTTGGCATAAATATGATCATTCATTTAAAGCAAGAAAAAGAAGAAAATAAAGCATTTCAAATGTGGCTTATGAAATATATCAACATGGACAAAAAGACATTTATGTCATTTGAAAGATTTTATCAAAAGAGATCCAAGCTTAAAAAGAAAAGAAAAAGTAAAAAAGAAATATTAGATAAGGTATACAAAATAAGGCAATCACTCAAAAAGTGAGGTGATTTACATAGAAATATTTAAATTATTTGGACGAATTTTTGTAAATAGCGATGAGGCTGAAAGAGATTTAGACAGGGTAGATAGTGCTGGAGAAAAAACAGGCGGAATGTTTGATGGCTTAACTGAAAAAGCTGGAACACTTGCACTAGGATTTGCAGCAGCAGGAGTTGCAGCTGCTGGAGCATTTGCAGTCAAGGGCGTAATGTCAGCAAGTGATATGCAAAAAGCTATGAACAGCTTACAGGCTGAAACAGGACTAACAAATGATGAATTTAACAATCTTGATGATGTAATGAAAAATATTTATGCAAATAATTTTGGTGAAAGCTTCGAAGATATCGGAAAGAGTATGTCTACTGTAAATCAGCAGACAGGACAAACAGGAAAAGAGCTAGAAAAATTAACAACTAATGGATTATTGCTTCGTGATACTTTTGAAATGGAAGTAAATGAGTCTATACGAAGCGTTGACATGATGATGAAAACATTCGGCGATACTGGAGAAGAGGCATATAATTTAATTGCTCAGGGTGCTCAATGGGGACTTGATAAAAATGAAAATCTATTAGATAGCGTAAATGAATACTCAGTGCATTTTAAACAACTTGGTCTTGATTCGGAAGATATGTTTAATATGTTTCAAAATGGTGCTATGGCTGGTGTATTTGATATAGATAAATTAGGCGATGCTGTAAAAGAATTTGGAATAAGAGTAAAAGATGGTTCTGATGGAACAAAAGATGCCTTTAAAATGCTTGGATTAGATTCCAAAAAACTTACTCAAGATTTTACAGCTGGTGGAGCAAAAGGAAAAGAAGCTTTTGAGCTTGTAACAAGTAAAATTAATGGCATGAAAGACCCTGTTAAACAAAATCAAGTTGGGGTTGCTTTATTTGGTAGCATGTGGGAAGACATGGGAGATAAAGCAGTAAAAGCCTTGACAAGCACAGAAGGCGAAATAACTAAGAATAAAAATGCTTTAGATGATATAAATAAAATTAAATATAATGATCCAATTAGTGCAATTCAAGGTATCGGAAGACAGCTAGAAGTCGGATTATTAATACCACTTGGTGAAAGAGTTCTTCCTAAATTGAATGAATTTGCTAGTAATATTGCGAAAAATATGCCAGCAATAAAAGCAAATTTTGAAGGAGCATTTGAAACCGTTGGTACTATTTTAGGTGGAATAGTTGATAATTTAGATATAATTATCCCATTATTAGGCGGGTTACTTGTTGCTACGCTAGCATTTAAAGCAGTTAGCGCAATAATTGCAATTTATAATGCATGGGTAGCAATAACATCAACACAAACAATTGCTCAGTGGGCTTTAAATAGTGCTTTATTAGCTAATCCAATAGGACTAATAATAGCTGCTGTTGCTGGGCTAGTTGCAGGTTTTTTAATTCTGTGGAATACGAATGAGGGCTTTAGAAATGCTGTAATATCTATTTGGACAACAGTTAAAAATTTTTTTGTTGGGATATTTACTTATTTGAAAAATACTTTTTCTACTTGGGGACCAATCGCTCTTGCTGTTTTAGCTCCATTTATAGGAATTCCATTATTAATATATAAAAACTGGGATGCAATAAAAGCAAAATTATTATCTGTGTGGAATTGGATAAAAAGCACTGTTAGCAGCATATTTAGTAGTATAGGAAATTTCTTTGTTAGCGTCTGGAATAAAATAAAAAGTGTGACTATGACAGTATGGAATGCAATAAAATTTGGTATAAGCACATATATAAATGCAGTAAAGGCAATAATATCTGGTGTATTTAATGCAATCTATAATGTAGTGTCTAGTATTTGGAATAAGGTAAAAAGTACTACTAGCTCTGTTTGGAACTCAGT